CCCGCGGATTCGGGCACCTCGATACCCGGTTCAGGCCCGGCGATCTCCGATCCGATCCGCGCGACTGGGTCTTCTGCTCGCGCCGGTGTCAGGCCGTCTTCCATGTGCTCTATGGGTTCTGGAAAGGCAAGGGCCCCGGATGGGAGGAGGTGTTCATGGTTGATCCGACCGAAATGGAAACGGCGGCCATGAAGGCCTGCCTGAAGTTCTTCGGCGAGGCAGCCGGCGAGATCGGCTTCGACAAGCCCCTGGGCCACTACAGCGAGGCCGAGGCCCTGGCGGTGGTGAACGCCATCGTCACGGCCTGGACTGAGGCCATGGTGACTGGCCATGAGCAGGCGCTGTCCGCGCCCGTTCGGCCTGTAGGGAGGGCAGCGTGATGCTGGACTTCAATTCCACTTCCTCCCTCTCCGGCCAGATCACCGCACTGATCGACGCCGGCCTGGAACAGCGCCACCGGCAGCAGGAACGCCGCGCCTACCTCGGGGCATCGCGGCTCGGGGTGGCCTGCGAGCGCGCCCTGCAGTTCGAGTACGCCAACGCGCTGGTGGATCCGGGCAAGGGCTTTCCCGGCCGCATCCTGCGCATCTTCGAGCGGGGCCACGACAACGAGGCGCAGATGGTGAACTGGCTGTGTCTGGCTGGTTTCGACCTGCGCACCCATGGCCGGGATGGCCAGCAGTTCGGCTTCAGCCTGCTCGATGGCCGGCTCCAGGGGCACATCGATGGCGTCATCGTCGGCGGCCCGGAGGGGTTCGCCTACCCGGCGCTCTGGGAGAACAAGTGCCTGGGTTCGAAGTCCTGGCGCGACCTGGAGAAGCGGCATCTCGCGGTGTCCAAACCCGTGTACGCCGCCCAGGTGGCGATCTACCAGGCCTACCTCGAACTCTACGAGCACCCGGCCATCTTCACGGCGGTGAATGCCGACACGATGGAGATCTACGCAGAGCGCGTGCCCTTCGATGCCGCCCTGGCGCAACGCATGTCGGACCGGGCGGTGAAGGTGATCACCGCCACCGCCGCCGGCGAGCAACTCCCTCGCATGACCACCGAACCCGCTCACGTCGAATGCCGCATGTGCGCCTGGGCAGACCGTTGTTGGAGAAACCAATGAATACCAAAGCCAATGAAAAGATCCGTTTCAACGCACAGGGCGGCATGGAGGTGTGGGCGCCGGCACGGCCCCGCATCGGCATCCAGGCTGTTCAGCGAGTCCTGCTGCGCCATGTGGCTGCGGTCTGCCCGGAAACGAAACTGTGGGTGGCGATGATCGCCCAGGCCATGGGAGATGCCATCGGCCGCGACGACAACCAGCGCCACCGTGCTTGCCGCTTCCTGACCAGTGGTTCAGGCCTCGCCTTCTGGTGCGACCTGATCGGCATCGATCTCGGTTTCGTGCGGGAGGCAGCAATCAAGGCTGGCTATCTGGTCGATGAGGACGCCCTCTGGAAGCCTGTGAAGGCCGCGAAGTCCAAGCGCAGATCGTCTCGCAGGCCGGCTGATCAGGAGGCGGCGTGTGCTTGATTTCAACGAGGTGCCGCCCATCACCGGCATCCGGGTCGATCTGACCACGCAACGAGAAACCCTGCGCGCCGAACTGCTTGCCCGGCTGCCTTCTGTGTTGCTGGGGCTGTTTCCAGCGGGAAAGATGCGCGGCCACAAGTTCGTGGTGGGCAACATCCACGGCGATCCGGGCGACAGCCTCGAAGTGGCGCTCGATGGGGAGAAAGCCGGCCTGTGGCTCGACCATGCAACAGGCCAGGGTGGCGATGTGTTCGAGCTAATCGCGGCCAGCCACGGACTGGATACCAGGGCCGACTTTGGCGCGGTGATGGAGGCCGCCGCCCGGCTGGTGGGCCGGGCATTGACCCTGCCGATGCCTTCGAGAGCTGAGGCGCCTTTGGACGATCTTGGCCCCCATTCCGCCAAGTGGGACTACCTGAGCCCCACCGGCGAGTTGATCGCCTGCGTCTACCGCTACGACCCGGCACCGGGCCGAAAGGAGTTCCGCCCCTGGGATGTACGCGCCCGGATGTGCCGTGCCCCGGACCCCCGGCCCCTCTATAACCTGCCGGTGGTCGTCCAGAGCGACACAGTCGTCCTGGTCGAAGGGGAGAAATGCGCCGAGGCACTGATCCGCCACGGTTTTCCCGCGACCACGGCGATGAACGGGGCGCGGGCGCCCATCGACAAGACCGACTGGTCGCCGTTGGCCGGCAAGGACGTGGTGATCTGGCCGGATCGCGATCCACCCGGTTGGGATTACGCCGAAGCCGCCGCACGGGCCTGCGTGGCGGCGGGCGCGGCCTCGGTCGCCATCCTGGTGCCGCCGGCCGATCAGCCCATCGGCTGGGATGCGGCCGATGCCTTCGAGCAGGGGTTCGACGTCGCGGGCTTCCTGCGTGAAGGCGAGCGGCGGATGATCAAGGCGGCCCCGGTCCTGCTGCCCACCTTCAGCCTGGGGGCGATGCTCGACGACGATTCGCCGATGCCCTTGGACCTCATTGCGCCTCGTGTGCTGCCTCCGGCCAGCCTGCTGGTGTTCGGCGGCGCGCCCAAGGTCGGCAAGAGCGATTTCCTGCTCGCCTGGCTCACTCACATGGCAGCGGGTGCCGACTTCCTCGGCATGCACCCAGCGCGTCCGCTGCGCGTGTTCTACCTGCAGGCCGAGGTGCAGTACCACTACCTGCGCGAGCGGGTGAAGGGCATCCGGCTACCCTCGCACCGGGTGCTGGATGCGCGGGTAAATTTCGTCGCCACGCCGCAGCTGCGGCTGATCCTCGACGACGCGGGCCTGGCGCAGGTGATCCCCGCCATCCTGCGGGCCTTTGGCGGCCAGCCCCCCGACATCATCGCCATCGATCCGATCCGCAACGTGTTCGACGGCGGCGACGCCGGCGGCGAGAACGACAACGGCGCCATGCTGTATTTCCTGTCGCAGCGGGTGGAACGACTCCGCCAATCGGTGAATCCGGATGCCGGCGTGATCCTGGTCCACCACACCCGGAAGCTCGCCAAGAAGCAGTTCGAGGAAGATCCGTTCCAGGCGCTTGCGGGCGCAGGCAGCCTGCGTGGCTATTACAGCAGCGGGATGATCCTGTACCGCCCCGATGAGTCCCGGACGACCCGACAACTTATCTTCGAGCTGCGCAACGGCGCGGGCATCCCGCTCAAGCACGTCGACAAGATCCATGGCGTCTGGCGAGAGGTCGACGACAGCGACCGCCTGGTGATGAAGGACTACGGCGAGCGTCTGGATGCGGAACGGCGGCGCAAGCATGACGTGATCCTGCAACTCCTGTTCGACGAGGCCGGACAGGGGCGCTGCTACACGGCCAACCAGTTCGCCGAGACCTTCGAGAGCCAGGCAGGGCTGGGCGCTTCCCGCACCATCAACGAGCGCTTGGCCGTACTGGCGAGCAAGGGCTACATCAAATACTTCCGCGACCACCAGCCCTATGGCCTGCCCTCGGTCGGTCGCAGCCGGAACGGCTATCTCTGCGTCGAGGGCATGGTGCTCAACCACGCCATCGGGCCACCGGATGAGGCCACGGGCGAAACGCTAACCGAGTCGATCCGGGTCTTGCCCACCCACTACAAGTGCCCCCAGACCGGGGCGCCACTCCCTGTCGAAAACCCCGAAATCTGGATCTACCAGGAGGAGGACTATCCATGAATGACCCGCTGACCAACCCCTGCATTTTGTTTGCGGGCGGTCCTGCAAACTTCCGCAATCCGCAAACTAGCCGCAAACTTATCTCGTTGATTCATAAAGACTTGATGCGTCCAGGAAGTTTGCATGCGGATGTTTGCAGCAAGCTTCCGCAATCTTGCAAATCAACCAATGAATCAGTGGGTTACGTTGCCTTGCAAGTTTGCATGCGGACCCCCTCCTACTACGTAGGAGAGGGAGCCTATGCACCCTCTCACCTACGTGGAGGGCGGCTTGGTCTGGATGGGGTATTGGAGGTTGGACGATGAACACCGCCATCCTCGCCCTGGACCTGGGCACCCACACCGGCTGGGCCATCCGCCTCAAGGACGGCCAGATCATCAGCGACACCGAGGACTTCAAGCCGCAGCGCTTCGAGGGCGGCGGCATGCGCTATCTGCGCTTCCGTAAATGGCTCACCGAGATCAAGCACAGCGGCGACGGCATCGACGCCGTCTACTTCGAGGAGGTGCGCCGACACGCGGGCGTCGATGCCGCCCACGCCTATGGCGGCTTCATGGCCACGCTCACCGCCTGGTGCGAGCACCACGACATTCCCTACCAAGGCGTGCCGGTGGGCACGATCAAGAAGCACGCCACGGGCAAGGGCAACGCCGGCAAGGCAGACATGGTCGCGGCCGCCACGGCGCGTGGTTATGCCCCCCGCGACGACAACGAGGCGGATGCCCTGGCTCTACTCCATTTCGCCATCGAGACCCAGGAGGTGGGCGCATGAAGATCCCGGAACCACGCTACCGCAGCCCCCTGGCCCGGCACCTGCCCGAGTCCACCGACCTGGAAGCAGTGAAGCGGGACGGCTGGCGCGGCCAACACATCCTGGTGGTGGCCGAGGCCGATGATCGCCTGGATTTCGTCGAACGCGAGTTCATCCGCCGTCTCGGCGAACGGCTCTACGGCGAGTCGAGGAAGGGAGGCCGCCATGGCTGAATGGACCATCGAGGACGTGGCCGCTCGCTTCCTGGAGGCGGTGCACACCAGCCGGCGACTGCCCCGCGTGCGGGTGCAGGGCTACTTCACTGTCTGGCCGCTGTTCGCCCGCCAGGAGTGGGAGGCCATGTCCGGCGAGGACATCGAACTGCGGCCCATGCCGCCCAGCCCCGAGGCCATCGAGCGGATGCTGGAGGCCATGCGCTGGGTGCAGTGGCTGGAGGAGGAGCAGCGCCACCTGGTCTGGATGCGGGCCAAGGAGTACGAGTGGAAGGACGTCTGTCGGCGCTTCGGCTGCGATCGCACGACCGCGTGGCGGCGCTGGCAGCGGGCATTGCGAGTCGTCGCCGACAACCTGAATCGACACATCCCTCTTCGAGCTGGACGTTTCGCGAGTGCCCCGACTCCATGAAGGGAGTTGCGGCAAGTTGCCGGGAATCACAGGTCAATAGGGGATTCCGAGGATGGATGCGGGTCGAAGCGGCTTTCGCCGGCTGCAACATTTCGGGCGGTTTTCCCGTAGGATTTCGCTATCGTCGACCAGACGCACAAGCTCCCTGACCTTCCGCAACGGAAGGTTTTTCTGACCACCTTCGGGTGGTCATTTTTTGGGTGTCAGATGGTCGACAGGTATTCGACGGGTCCTTCCTGTCGCCTCCGCCATGCGGGAGGCGAGAGCGCGGCCTTTCGATAGTGTCCGACTGCAAACCGAGGT